TCGATCTTAATGTCTTAAGAGAATTAAAAAATAATATCCAAATAGCTTCACTGACTTCGGATATTGAGCTTTTTGTTGTCGGTTTTATTCAGTTTGCATCAAGTATAGTTGCAGAAAGTATTACAGATGATATTGTTCTTAATGTAATGCGAGAACTGACTTCATCAATTATTACTGCATCTGATGTAACTGGAATTGATCTAAGTGTTTTGAGAGAATTAACAATAAGTATTCTTTCAGGATCAAACATTTCAAACGTTGATTTACAAAATCTTCTTGGATTAATCAGTGGAATAACAGCATCTTCAAACATCAGCGATGCAGACTTGAAGGTTTTAAGAGAATTTGTCTCTGCTGTACAAGCCACATCAGATGCCCAAGGCATACAACTTAGTGTCCTAAGAGAGCTGTCAGCTACGTTCTCGGCTGCGTCGCTGGTTTCATCTATTGATCTTATTGTCGGACTCTTTTTAGAGTTCATATCGTCGATAGCTGCAAATAGTAATATTACAGATATTAATCTTGACGCAGGTAGAAGTATTATTTTACAAGCAGTCGCGTCTTCCGACGTTTCAACCGTAAGTCTTTCAGTTGCGCGAGCATTGGCTGCTGCAATAAATGTTTCATCAAATCTTACTGATGCGCAATTAAATGTACTTCGGGAGATTGCATTAAATATACAAGCTGACTCAAGTGTAGCAAATATTGATATGATCCTCGGGCAACTGAGGGAGTTAGCTGGGCAATGGACGGCTGAGAGTAATCTCTCTGATATTGACTTACTTATTTCTCTGATTGGGGAAATCATTAATACTCAATGGGTTTCACTCTCGACCAAAAGAAAATTAATATCATTATCAACCAGACGCAAGACTGTTTCTAAATCTATCGAGCGGAAGGTTGGATTATTGAGGAGTCAAAAATGATAAGAAAAATCTGGACACCTGTTTTCGGTTCCCTCTCGAACACCATTGAGAATGAACTGATCGACCATGTTTTTAGCGCCGGATATACGGCTCCAGGCACAGTATATATTGGCCTTTCCACGGCCGATGTGCTTGACGATGCTTCCGGCAATGCAGAACCTGTGGGTAATGCATATGCTCGTGTAGCTGTATTAACCACGGCATGGACAGCTGCAGCGTCCCGTGCCATTAACAACAACGCCACAATCACTTTCCCAAAAGCCACTGGCTCATGGGGAACCATCACACACTATGCGATATGGGATGCTGCGAGTGGAGAAACTGCGGCCGACTTGATTGGCCATGGTTCGCTGAATACTTCCAAGTCGATTGTTGTGGACAACACACCTTCCATTGCGAGTGGCGAAATTGTGGTGAGCTTCAATGCCGGCGATATCTCCACTTTCCTGGCCAACGAACTGCTCGATCACCTGCTTGGTGGCGATGCATATTCAACCCCCAACGCCAATATCCATCTCGCCTTATCGACTGCCGACCCGACAGATGCCGGTTCTGGCTTGACTGAACCGTCGGGGAACAACTATGCCAGGAAACCGTTTACGGACTGGGTGGCTGCTTCTGGTGGTGCAACCTCCAATAACACGGATATTGTTTTTAATACTCCGTCTGGCTCGTGGGGACTTATTACTCACTCCGCCATTATGGATGCGCTGACCTCAGGTAACATGTTGTTTTACGGGACTGTAACCAACCAGACCCCGGACAATGGCGACACTGTTCAATTTACGGCAGGTGATCTTGACGTCGCAATGACCTAATAAGGAAAGCTTCTAATGGAAAATGTTTATAAATTACGGGATAACCGAATTGACTTAGAGCTTTGGGCCACTGATTCAGCTACACAGGTCTACAGCACAGTCAATATTACGACCACAACACGCGCCATTCTTGCGAATGGAAAGATTACTATTGATTCGGAAAATGATAGTAATGTTTTCGATTGGACAACAGATGGCGCGGATGGGATCATTTATATTTCGAATCTCGGTCAGTTGAACTTGCCTGAGGGCATTTCTGAATGGAGACTTATATTATTTGATTCGGCAAATCCAAATGGGATTGCGTGGCCAGATATTAAAATTGACGTTATTCCGGCAAAGGCTTCTGTTTAATGCTTGCATCTGTTAAAAAACAACATTCATTAGAAGCTCTACTTTTTGAGCAAATGGTCTCGAATATCCGTCGGCGGTCAGTAACTTCAACAAGCCGATGGGCAGAAAGCTATCGGATGATGGGTAAGCCTTTTCCTGGCCCATGGAAATTTACCCATCATCCATGGTTGCAGCAAATGCACGATGATCTTGCGGAGATGATCATTGGACAAAAAGCAGCTCAAATGGGTTACACGGAAGTCGCGCTTAATAAGGTATTTAAAGCCATTGACATTGACGCAGAAAGCGTCCTTTACGTGCTCCCAGCGAATACACCGGATGCTAATGATTTTAGTACTGCGCGTTTTGACCCTGCGCTTGAAATGAGTGATCATTTGTCTAATATGTTCACTGACGTCAAAAATATTGGGCACAAACGCGCGGGCAACGCGAACCTTTATATACGTGGTTCGCGCTCACGTAGCCAGTTAAAGTCAATTCCTGTTGCTCTCGTTATTGTTGATGAGAAAGATGAAATGGTGCAGGAGAATGTTGCGATGATATTCGAGAGAATGTCAGGGCAACTTAAACAACAAGCATTTCAAATTTCAACACCAACGATTGATAAATTTGGAATTAACTCGGATTTTATAATCAGCTCTCAAAATTTTTATATGTTTAAGTGTCCGTGTTGTAGCAAATATACACATTTAGAATTTCCTGAGTGCATTGTTATAACGGCAGAAGAAGTAACCGATCCGAAACTGCATGATAGTTATTTAATTTGTAAAGAATGTAAAGGAACCCTTAATCACGAAGCTAAAACTGAATGGCTTGGATTTGATAATGCAAAATGGGTTCCATCATATACTGATCGGTATGTTTCTGGTTACCATATTAATCAACTTTACTCAATGACAGTTCAGCCTTGGAAGATTGGCGACTTATGGCTCAAGGCTCAAACTAATCCATCTGATGAACAAGAATTTTATAATTCAAAACTTGGATTAACACATATTGTTGAGGGCGCAAGAGTGACGGATGCGAAGATTGAATCTTGCACCGGCAATTTCAAAAAGGTTGTAACTCCCCCACCTAACGCGTTATTGACAATGGGAGTTGATGTAGGAAAGTGGCTACATTATGAAATTGATCAATGGTTTTTTGATAAAGACGATTTATCCTTGGATATAAATTTAACTTCAACCGCCAAGTTAGTTCTTGAGGGAAAGGTTTTACACTTTGAAGAACTTGATAAATTAATGCAGCGATTTAGTATCTTGTTTTGTGTTATTGATGCTCACCCAGAGAAAAGAAAAGCACTTGAGTTTGCACAACGATTCTGGGGTCATGTTAGACTCTGCTACTATGGTAATAATATTGGAGCATCAAAACAAATTCATCTTCATGCAGACGAAGAACACACAGTAACTGTTGACAGAACTTCGTGGCTTGATATGAGTTTCTCAAGGTTTCATGGCAACAAGATTAGGTTACCTCTTGATTTATCGAGAGAATATAAAGATCATATTAAAGCTCCAGTTCGAATATACGAAAAGGATGGGAATGGGAATCCAATAGGTCGGTATGTTACAGGTAATGAGGACGACCATTTTGCCCATGCTCGAAATTACTCGGAAATCGCTTTGCCACTTGCGGCTCAAATATCAATGTCTTACGATATAGGGAAAGTATTATGAAAAAATCATGGACGCCTGTTTTTGCACCAGCCAAAAAGATCAGTGAGATTACCCATCCTGACTATGCTGCAAGTACAGCTGACTGGACTAAATTTAGAAATACATATGTTGGTGGAAAAAAGTTTGTCACCACATATCTTAAGAAATTTAGTCTCAGAGAAGATGCAACTGATTTCTCAAATCGTCAGCTGATTACTTATTGCCCTGCTCATGCCAAAGCTGCGCTGATTGATATAAAAAATGCAATCTATCAACGTATGTTTGATGTGACCAGAGTAGAAGGGCCACAAAATTATCAGGACGCTGTTAAAGGTTTGGATGGTGGCGTTGATCTTGAGGGTCGCACAATGACGACTTTCATTGGAACGATTTGTCTTCCAGAACTTATTTCAATGGGTAAGGTTGGCGTTTATGTTGATAAATTTCCTATGCCTGAACGGGCTACCAAAGCAAATGTTCAGGGTATTAAGCCTTACATTTATTATTATCCTGTCGAAGATATTCGATCATGGACAATAAAAGAAAATATTCTTACGTCATTACTTCTGCGGGACTATGTAGAAGATATTGATGCAATCACCGGTTTAGTAATTGGGGTTGTTGAAAAATATCGGCATCTTCAATTAACTGACAGTGGTGTAACTTTTCAAATGTATACCAAAGATGGTGTGAAAGAAGGTCAAGCACAGGTAATGAATCTGAGCCAAATCCCTTTCGCGATTGCATCACTTTCCCAAAGTCTTTTAACAGATGTTGCTGATTATCAAATTGCCTTACTGAACCTTGAGAGTTCGGATATTGCCTATTCACTCAAGAGTAATTTTCCATTCTATACAGAGCAGTTTGACCCTCGGATGAAAAATGTTAAGAGCATCATTACAACAGCCGAAGAGGATGGGCAACCGAAACGTGAAAATGTTACTGATTCGGGAAATCCGGATGTAAAAGTGGGGACTGCCACAGGCCGTGGGTATCCCAAAGGTTTTGATCGGCCAGGATTTATTCATCCCTCAGCGGAACCTCTGCGGGTCAGTATGGAAAAACAGGCTGGATTGAAGCAAGATATTCGCAAACTTGTTAATCTTTCCCTCTCAAACTTAGAGAGACCATCCGGCTCAGAACCATCAAGAGAGTTAGACGTCAAAGGTCTTGAAGCCGGTCTATCTTGTATTGGCCTTGAACTTGAGAAAGTTGAGCGACATATCTCAATTATTTGGGGCGACTATGAAAAGACTGCACCAGGAGAAGTTAAATATCCAACTGACTATAGTCTTAAAACTGATGAAGATCGTCTTAAAACTGCAAGTGAGTTGACAAAATTGAAAGAGACCGTTCCATCAATAACTTATCAGCGGGAGCTTTCAAAAGAGATTATCACAGTTACAATGGAACAGAAAGTTTCATCCGACAAATTGAATGCAATGCATAGTGAAGTGGACGCAGCGACTGTTCTTGTGACTGACCATGAAACAATTCGTGAAGATCATAAAGAGGGTCTGGTATCATCAAAGGTTGCGAGTGAAGCAATGGGGTATCCGGAGGGCGATGTGGTTATTGCTGAAAAAGACCATGCTCGACGTGCTGCTGCTATTGTGGCTGCTCAGGCAAATGTTAAAAATCGAGGTGCATCAGACCTACAAAACCCTGGCGACTCTGATTTGGATAAACAAAACAAAGAGGGTCGAGGAGAAGGTAATACTGATGAGTAAATTTGAATATACCCATGAGGTTCTTGGTGTCCCGACCGATGCGGTAGCGGTCATTTTCGACGATGCAACCCATAAGTTTGGAATCAAAAGAGCCGACAATAATGATATTGTTGTCTCTGATGGTTACGCTCTTAAACGTGTTGGAGTTGGGCAATATGAGTTTGAATTCGATGATCCGGCATATGATCTTACTTATGCTATATCTATTCAAGTTGAATATCCTGACAGCGTATTTGCTTATGTCACGGACACTTTAGTTGGATCAACTTTGGTAGATGATGGTGGATCATACACCACTGTTGAAGAAGCTGATCTTTATTTTTCATTCAGACTCTTTGCAGATATATGGGAAGATGCATCAGATTTGGATAAACAAAAAGCTTTGGTAATGTCCACCAAAGCAATCCAGGCTCTTGCTGTCATGGATTGGGACACAACACCACAAGATATAAAAGACGCGACTTGTGAAAATGCATATGCGTTATTGGATGGTGTCAATCCAGAATTAGAATTTGAAAATTTGTCAATGGTTCAACAGGCTTATGCTAATATCCGGTCAACCTACAACCGTGATCTTAGCATGGAACATATTGAAAGCGGTATCGTCAGCATAGCTGCATGGCGACTTATCAAACCGTACCTCGATGTGTCAAGAACAATTAAACTTAGTAGGGTAGATTAATGGAGGTCATTATGAAAAGAGTATTTTTAGGGAAAGTTTGGACACCCGTATTTGACGCTGCTGTCGACGCTGCACAAAAGTATTATGACAGCATCGAAGATAAGGAATCTGACGCTGCAAAAGCTGCAAAGCTTATGCTTGATGCAGCAAAAAAGGCGGCTGATTCGTCAAATCTGTTTACTCAAGATGATGTAAACAAGATGCTCGCTGAGGACAAACGCAAGCATCAACAGGCTCACCAGAAGACCCTTGAGGACTTGGAAGCTCTGCAAAAGAAATCCAACCTCTCGACTCAGGAGAGAAGTGATCTTGAAAAACAGATTGAAGAAACTCGGAAGCTTTTGGAAACAAAAGAAGCAACAGCCGAGGAAGCGCTGACCAAAGCCCAAAAAGCGCATGCAAAAGAACTTGAGACTCTTTCGGGCGAGAGGGATTTATGGAAAACACGATATACATCTTCAACCATTGACAATAGCCTTACCCAGGCTGCGGTTGAACACAAGGCTGGCAATCCTGCTCAGGTAATTGCACTATTACGGCCGACAACCACTCTTCAAGAGGAGTTAGACCCCAAAGGCAAGCCAACGGGAAATCTTGTCCCGATGGTTAATTGGAAAGACAAGGACGAAAAGGGTAAAATTGTCGAACTTGTTCTACCGCCTGCGGATGTTGTCAAACGAATGGCAGAAATGCCTGAACACCTAAATCTTTTTGGTGCCGATGGAACAGGCGGTCAGGGTAAATTTCGTAGAAACGCTGCGGGCGATCTTGACGTGCGCGAAACTGCTAAAGACCCTGCTGCCTACCGGAAAGCACGGAAAGAAGGTGCAATCCCAATAGGTTAATAAGCAGGAGGAATTACTTACCATGAAATATTTCAACGGAAAAATCTGGACACCCGTCTTCGACAACAATGACATTGATGCCCTTATTCCCGAAGTATGGGCGCAAGAGGCCTTGATGGTTCTCGAAGCAAATGCAGTTGCAGCCGGTTTGGTGTACCGTGACTTTGAGGATGAAATTGCACAGTTCGGTGATATTGTCAATGCGCATCGTCCGCGTAAATTCACCGCCAAACGTAAGGGCTATGACGATGATGTTGTCACCCAGGCAGCCGTTGCCGACAACATTCCTGTGCCCTTGAACCAGCACTTGTACACCTCGTT